CCTTGGATGAAGAGGCATCTCTGGCCCTTTCCCTATTGAATAAACTTCATCCTGCGAATCCAATGACATACACCGAATACATGTTCGGTTTTCCGCTACACTATTCCATTTCCACCCCTTTACGATGTCGGCGTTCGCTTTAGCGACATCAAATGCGGCATTTACGTTGGAAGATTGTACATACGTTCTGGTCAGAGCTTCCATGTCGTTATCAAGACCGTTGAATACCTTGCCGCTGAACCGCTTTGTCATATCTTTGTAGCTTTCACCTTTTAACATACCCGTCAGCAGTTCAGATTTGATGTTCTTTTGGATATTGTAATCAAAAGTGTCGCCCACCCATTTATTCAGCAATTTTCCACCCACCGGCGTTTTCGTTACCATTGAATGCAGCTGCGCTGCCGATAATGCTACCGGGTGAAAGTTGGGAATCATCCCGCCAAATGATAATATCTTGTTTTGCGCCACATACGATGCTTTTCCAGCCACTTCCGCTGCGTTTGCTATCGTTCCAGTGATCTGTGCCTGCGCAGCGACTGAAAGGTGTTGGAGTTCCTCTCCCAGTGCTGTTAATCTTTGTTTTTCCCATCGTTTTAATGATGCGCCTTTCCCAGCCCCGGCAAGTGTTTTTGTAATCTCTGCCCGTGCCCGCTTTGTACTTTTCAGGACTTCCCTGGTTGCCTTATCTTCAAACTGACTAAGCTGATAATTCCATTTCGTTTGGGAAACCAACTGTATCAGTTTTTGTGTTTCGGCTATTGCTAATTTCTGGGACACTGTTATTTTCCTTTATCTACAATCAATCCATCCGGCATAAATATAATTACCCCGCTTCGCTTGCTCCCGAAGCCCCTTTTCCTTTTCCCTTGTCCCAATGGGCGGTTCTGGTTGCTGTTCCTTCCACTGGACATATTCACTTTCCGTCTGGATCAATTCAAAGCAATTATCTTCCTCGTTATTTACAGCCTCCCTTTTTCCCGCCTGTCTTTTTCCCACTCCCTGCTCCTGTATTCCGACCTCGACCACCACCCTGTCCATTCCTCGGACCCGTCGCGTTTCGCGGTGGGCCTGTTTTATTTCCTTTTGGCATTATCTGGTCCTCCTTCTTTATTTACCTACACAACATCAACGCTTGTTCTTCGTTGAATCCGGCTTCCACCAACGCTACATATTTCGCATGAAGGATAATCGCAAAATATCCGTTATGCTCCAATTGCAATTCCATGGACATCTTCAGATAGCGAACCGCCGCCCTGAACTTTTCCACCTGCTCTGTGCAAGTAGTATCGTCCTCTTCCTGCCTTCCTTCAAAATTTGCCATTGATATTGTTTTTCCCATTTCTTATTCTTCCCCTTTATTTCCAAATGCCAACGTGGTCTTCTGCCGTTTAATCTTATCTTCGGCAATCGCTTCCTGCTCCTCTTCTACCGTCCGCCCAGGTTGCAACACCTCCCCTTGCTGTAAATTCCATATGAATGTTTCCTGGCTCATTTCCTCTGCCTGTACCGCCGCGAGCAATGCCGTAATTTCCTGCGAAGACAATTTTGCGCTTACGAAATCCTTATTCAATCCGACTGCGCATTGATCGGCGGCCACCCCTTCCCAGAATCCTATGTGTTGTAAGACATCGGTTAATGCCCCTTCAATATTACCCGCGATGTCCGCTAATGTGGCAGAATCGCCGGAGCTTCTTAACTTAACGGTCTCCGCGGCTTCGATTCCCGCTCTTTGCTCTTCCAATAACCGGGCACCGGACACTGCCATTTGCTTTTCAAGGCGATCGAGACCAGTTTCCATTGTAGCCAGTCCTTCGCCGCCAGTCTGTAAAAACCATGATTTCGCAGTGGGTTCAGTAGTATGATGCGTTACGCCAGGCCCAAGTGGGACCTTTGCACCGTCATCAAAAGTAAATCCGGCAAAACATGGAGTGGGCAATCCGGCAAAGTGCAATCCGTATTGATATGCGACGGTAAGTTTCCAATGGCCTTTAGATAGATTTAACAAGTCGAGCAATGGTGGTCGTGATGCCTGCGGCACATTACTCCCAGAACCAAAAAATACGAAAGGGATGAAGTCAAGTCGTTTTCCTTTGTACGCGGGCATTCGTGGATTTGGAAACCCATCAACCTCCGGAACCGCTGACCATTCATCCCCTTCGGATCCAGTATTGTTCAATTTCCTATAAATGGTTACCACATACAATCCAACATCATCTAATTCCAGTTTTCTGCGTTGTGGAATTACTTTCGTTTGGGAAGGATCATCCGGATCAATAATTGAGATGGATTCACTCAATAGAATTTCTTGTTTAACTTTCTTACTCTTATTATCAGACCAATCCAGAATGGAGAGCGCTTCATAGGGCGCGGCGTAGGGTATTTCATCTTCATCAATATCAACGAGCACGCCATACCGACCAAATCCAAGTACATTATCGCAGGATTCCCGAATCAGGTCATCAAAGGAAGCTCCATTGATCATTATATCATCGAGAACCGCCTTTTTCCCTTCTGGATACTTGATATCAGCTGGTTTCCGCAGAATGGCGCCTTTCAGTCCCTGGCGAGTGCGGAACAGCGAATTGAAAAGAATGCCAAAACCAACATAGCGTTCATACGCAGTAAGTTTCCCGACCTGGCCTTCCAGCATGGGCGTGTAACGCTCTTCCTGCGCCTTTATCTGGCGTTCGCCTGCAAAGAAATCAGAGAGGTCTTGGTAATCATCTTTATACTTATCGTATTCTACGTTTAGCTGCATGCGTTATCCTTTACTTCCTTTTTTGCAATCAACTCAAATTCCTTGAAAATAGGAGTAGCCTGCTTTATTCCATCAATTTCAGGATAAAATTCCGCCTTCACCGTCATAATGGAATCAACATGCATCTTAATTTCAAGTCCCCGGCAATGCTTAATTCCAAGTGCCTCTGCAATCTTTTGGCATGCGCTATATTGTGCGTAATGGAGCCCCATTTTCCTTACCCCCTTTATTTCTTATTAAACGAAATTTCCGGAATATCAATTTCTTTTACGGTCATACTTGCAAAATCAATCTCGTAAAGATGCCCTTCATAATGTTTCGGTTCAGGAAAGGACACAGATTTATGTTCTTTCCAAAATAAAACCGCTGCCTCCTCCTGTGATGCTACAGTTTGTTCCACCACAACCCTATTGTTTATTCCGCGAAATGGATACGACATTAAAATTATAAGTAATAATATCTTCATTCCCCTTCCCCCTTCTACCAAGCCGCCTCCACCATCGAAGCTTTCCCTTTAATTGGATACGCAACATCCGTAAAGTACCGCATTGCTGTTGTTATGTGCTGATACTTCCCATCCTCTTCCTGAAATGTTGATCCTTTTTTCAACTGTGTCAATTTTAATCCCTTATCTCCGTATGGACATTTAACCGGATTTACAAAAAAGCTCCGTTCCCCTGAAGCATTCAGCACCTTTGCCCGTAAACTACTTTGGGATTCCTTGATTGGCCTGTAATTCCTGGTTGCTTTTACCTGAACCCGGAAGCCGTGTTGCTTTAATACCTTTTCAATCTGCAAGTAATCGGATTGCTGGCCGTGTTTTTCTCCGTGATGGCCCTGCGCATCTCCATATATATAAACCATTGCCCCTTTGTATTTGGCATACCGTTCTACAAATTCCGTTGCCGTGTTTTGCGCTACCGCGCTTTCCAACACTATTTCATCCACCACGTATATTTTATCAGATTCCCCCGGTGCTTCCGCTTCGTCTACTTGCATGATTGCTGATGAGAGCGGCGTGTAGTTGAAATCGTGCGCCCATATAATGTCCTTTCCAGGCTGGAAGACTCTGTCGGTGTGGTTGTCATCCATGTAGTCCGCATATACCCGTCCGGAAATAGTTTCAAAGCTACCCTCGTATTCTTGCCTGTAGAATTTGGGGTCCATTGACCGTTTCGCATCTTCAATCTCCTTTGGGCTTAAAATATCCGAGGAAAACCATGTGTAGAATCCCCAGTCTGGATGTTCTTTGCTTTTCCCGCGTTCTACTAAATCATAAAAATGATTTAACCCCTCCGGCACCCCAAACAACCAACACCATGAATCTTCCATTCCCCTTGTGGAAAACAATGGCCGCAAATGTGCATCCCAGATATCGGCTTTGCAATTTGCTATTTCATCAACTCCTCCACCCCTCCATGGTATCCCTTCAACTCGTTCTGGTTTATCTAATCCCAGCACATATATTTCAGATCCGTTTTTAAATGGAATCATTAATTCTGATTCCGAAGGACGGCTTGCCAAAAACCAGGGAGGCGTCATCTTTTTCAGATCCCGCCAGAATAAACTTTTTGCCTGCGACCATACCGGGGCGGCTGCAAAATACATTCCCGGTGTTTTCATCGCCTCCGTTATTACTTTTCGCTTAAACCTTTCTGTCTTTCCGCTCCGGCGTCCCGCCGAACAGGTTTTGAATCGGAGGGGTTCATCCCTCAGCCGCAATTGCTCTGGATGGGGAATCAGTGGCGATGTCAGTCTCGCCGGCAGCTCTAAAACCGATGTTGTTCCAGTCAATATTCTGTCCATCCCCTTCAGGCTTGTTTTCCACGTTCCGCTTCCACTTATCTGGATGTCTATTGCACAGCCAGAAAATTATTGATGTTGGATCAGGTGGATAATGCTTTACTGTTTTAACGGTTGTTACTTCTCCCTGCGCATTACAGAATATCTTTTCCTCTTCATGGCTGTATCCAAGCGCCCTATCCCGTAATGAAACTACAATATCTCTATCTGCTTTGTTCTTATCTAACTTTATGGTTTTAAGAAAGTTAGGGTTATTTTTTTTCCAAGCACAGAAGGTCACATTGGATATTTCTACTAATTTACATATTTTAGCGTCGACCCAACCCTCTTGAATTAACATCAGTACTTGTCGTTCTATCTCCGGCGTGAACTTACTGGGCCTTCCCATTGGATTGCCCGTTGCATTGCTTTTCCTCTTTATCGGCTTTGGCTTGACTTGCTTTGCCTTTTTAATTGGAACTGGGGTTGTTCTTATCACTGTATCGCCCTTTACTTCGGTATTAGACGAGAGGCATAGCTTCGCCGATGCCAAATAATAAGGTTTTTTAAGGTATAAATAAAGGGTTTTCTTAGTGTTTTTTATAAAAAATAACTGATTATTTTAAAAATAATTTGCTGTTTTTTGTAAATACTTAATATCATTGAAAAGTATTTTTAATAATCTTTTAAAAAAAGCTTGACTTTTTAAAACGAATGATATAAAATCAAATTAAAAACAGGGTGGGGGGAAACAAAATGCTAATAAAAGTTACGCA